AAAAACCTATTCACATTATTAAATATAACGCAGAAACAAATAACTATTCACTATGTTTGCAGGTTGATATAAATGCAACCGAAACATTAAAAAAACATTCAGAATGTATAGAAAAAACTAAAGAAAAATATTGGAAACTTGATAACCTTGATAAACCACTTCGGGCCATAACTGCGTACTCTCTACAAGAACTAGTTAATATATGTTATAAACTGGATATTGATATTAACTGTGAAACAACGAATAAAAAGAAAACAAAGGCAGAATTGTATTCATCTATCTTACAAAAGTTATGACACAAATATTTGAAGATCATTATTTGATAGTTATTTTATTTAAAAATATTTATGATTATGACTTTTTAAATTGTAATATAAAATTGATTACAATTTAAAATAATAGTAGGATTATATATACAACACAGATAGAGGTATGTCTCGATCAAATCCCAACCCCAAGGAAATGTTCAATATTATGACACAAAAATATTTAGACAACATTTTGAAAAAGGAAGATGGTATATCTGAACTTGAAGTAAAATTTGGAACAAGAGGTGTGAAAGAAATTACAAAAGATGACTTTGATAATGTCGTAAAAAAATTAATTTCAACAGGTTTCAAAATCCTAAAGTCGCAAGAGTACTGTCTAAAAATTCAGTCGGAGTTTACGGATATTAGTACAGGAAAAACAAAATTATCAAATATCAGAACAGAAGTCTACGGTTTAAGTAACATACAAAAATATTGTAGAAATGACCGCCTTGAAGATATAAACTACCGCTTTGTTCAAAAAACACAAGCAAAAGAAGGCTCTGAAACTATAAGACCAGTAAACTTTGATGACTTTAACTTTCGCCTCAGTTATCAAAAGGAAAAGTTAATACCTATAAGCTCCAGTCTCGGACAATCCATCTTATCCACGTGGGTAAAAGAAAAAAAAATATTCCGTCATATTAATCGCACAACCTTGGTTCATGATAACTACCCGTTTCATGTAGATATGTCTGTTGTTAAAGAGTCTCACCGCCGCGATGGACACATTATACCCGAATACTCTTTCCAAGCATCTAAAACTACCGAATGTGAACCAAAATATGAGATTGAAATTGAAATGGATAACTCTCTCGTAGGTATCGGAAAAAAAATGAATAGTGCAGTTGTAGTAGCTGATACACTGCGAACCGGTATTAAAATAATATTAGCAGGAATTCAGGGTACTAACTTTCCCGTATCTTATGATGAACTAAATATAACAAAAAGAGACTATTATTATTTACTGCATCCTGAAATAAAAAGAGAAAAACTAAAGTTAAAATCGGATAAAGGCGCAAGGGGATCTGAACATGATTTAGAAATGCAGGATCCCGATGTTATTAACTTGACCCCTAATCATTTTATCGGCCCTTCTTCATATACTTTACAAGTGTTAAATATTGCACCTGTAAATGATGACTGTTCTATACCTAATATTCGAAAGAACTATACAGTGACAGATAAAGCAGATGGTATGAGAAAAATGTTATATATTTGCCCAACAGGTCGTATATATTTAGTAAACACAAATATGAATTTTGAATTTACTGGGGCGGTCTCACGAGAAGAGCGTATTTATAATACACTTATTGATGGTGAACATATTATACATAATAAAAAAGGAGAGTATATTAATCTATTTGCAGCGTTTGACGTATACTTTATAAACGGTAGAGACGTTAGACGAAGCGATTTCGTAACTATATCTTTATCGGAAATTAGAGGAAGCGAAGCCGTTGATGAAACATTAGGCGAAGGTGCAGGTGAAGGTGAAGAAGAATTTGAGTCAGAAGCAGACATTGGAGAGGGAGCACGGGCAAGATCTTCTCGCAAAAAAAATATGGAACTTCGCGAAGAAGAGTTACCACGCGGAGCTAGAAAAGGTAATGAAGAATCTAGGCTCATACTACTTAAACAAGTTATTCAGGGAATGGATATTCACCCCGTCATATCTGGCGATAGTATTCCTATTAAAATAAGTGTAAAAAAATTTCAAATCGCGTCACCAGATAAAAATATATTTGCATGTGCTAACTCTATTATATCTGCTCAAAAAGCAGGCACTTATGAATACGAAACAGATGGTCTTATATTTACACCTTGCAACACCGGCGTTGCTAGTAATAAACCGGGTGTCGCTGGACCGCTTCATAAAGTAACATGGGATATGTCATTTAAATGGAAACCACTTAATCAAAATACTATAGACTTCTTAATTACAACGAAAAAAAATAAAAATAGTACTGACGCCGTTGGAAACATATTTGAAAATGGTATTGACAACATGAAAAGCGAACAGTTGCAACAATATAAAACGATTATTTTGCGTGTTGGTTATGATGAACGTAAGCATGGTTACATGAACCCTTGTGCCGCAGTTATTGATGATAAGCTCCCTCATGCAGGTGATATTGATACTGGGGAAGGCTATAAACCTGTACCATTTTATCCTACCAATCCGTATGATCCAGATGCTTGTATATGTAATATTCCATTACGCGAAGACCAAAATGGCGTTTTACAAATGTTCACAAGTCAAGATGAAATATTTGATGATGAAACAATCGTAGAATTTAGTTATGACGCCAGTCGTCCCAAACACTGGAGATGGGTTGCTGAACGTGTTCGTTACGACAAAACTGCCGAATATAAACGTGGTATTAAAAACTACGGCAATGCTTACCATGTGGCCAATAGTAACTGGTACTCTATTCACAACCCCGTTACCCTGGGAATGATAACAACCGGTGAAAATATCCCGGATGAACTTGCGGATGACGATGTTTATTATAACCGTTCTAGTGGAGACAATAAGACGCGTTCAATGCGCGATTTTCATAATCTATTTGTTAAAAAAATGCTTATTACGAAAACAGCCGCAAAAGGAAATACGCTTATTGACTATGCAGTAGGTAAGGCAGGAGATTTCCCTAAATGGATTGAGGCAAAGTTAGCATTCGTATTTGGTATAGATTTGTCGAAAGATAATATTGAAAATCGTCTAGACGGTGCATGTGCAAGGTTCTTAAACTATAGGAAGAAGTTTTATTCGATGCCTTATGCACTCTTTGTAAATGGAAATAGTGGGGTAAATATTAAATCCGGTGATGCAATGTTTACTGAAAAAGGTAAGGAAATTGTGCGTGCTTTATTTAACGATGGACCAAAAGATGAGAGTATTTTGGGAAAGGGTGTTTACCGACAATACGGAAAAGCAGCCGATGGATTCAATGTATCTTCTTGTCAGTTTGCATTACACTACTTCTTTGAAAACATAGAAAAACTAAACCAGTTTCTTAAAAATATAAGCCAGTGTACTAAAGTAGATGGATACTTTATTGGTTGTTGCTATGACGGTGCGACAATGTTTCATGCTCTTCGTTCTTTAGAACGGGGGAAGTCTATTGGTTTAATGATGGATGATGATAAAATTTGGGAGGTTACTAAAGAATATAGCCAAACAACATATGATGCCGATATTAGTTGCGTAGGATATGCGATCGACGTTTATCAAGACTCAATTAACAAAACAATCAAAGAATATTTGGTTAACTTTACATATTTTACAGAACTTATGAAAAACTACGGATTTGAGTTATTAAAACGCGATGAAGCAGTTAAGTTAGGAATTCCAAATAGCACCGGTATGTTCTCTGAACTATTCACTTTCATGGAGAGCGAAGTACAAAAAGATCCTAAGCAAAAATCTAGATATGGTTCAGCATTACTTATGACACCCAAAGAAAAACAGATTTCATTTTATAATCGTTACTTTGTATTTAAAAAAATTGCAAGTGTTGATGTTGAGGACGTTTTCCAAAGTGTTACAGGCGTTCGTGCGTTCCAAGATAAAATGAATCGCAAAGATACTTTAACTGCACAAATGGTTGCATCACAGATGATGCTCGAAGAAGGGGAAGGTAAAGGTACAGCATCATATAGACCGACAAAAGAATCTGATCTGAAATTATTGGGAGATAAAGGTACCAGTTTAGGACTATCCGCATCTGAATTAGAGGGAGCTGATACAAAACTATCTAAGTTATTTGGTTCAAAATCAAAAGATAAAACAGCTAAGTCTAAGGTTAAAAGTACGGGTGCCGAAGCAGTTTTAACGGATGTAAAAGGATACAGTGATAAAGATATAGAAAAATTGGATAAATCAAGTGGTATTACATTAAAAAATAAGTCCGCACTTTCAGCAGTTAAATTACCAAGCACTGCTACTGTTGTTGCCGAACCAGGAGCTGCTGCATCAATAATAGAAAAATCAAAATTAGGAATGAAAGAGTCATCGTCAAAACTTTCTGCAGAAAAGGCAAAGTCGGCTAAAGAAGACAAACAAGAAGCATTATTTGCTACAGCAGCAGCAGCAGCAGCGAGCGCAAGTAAAGGAGAAGCGGATAAACCTAAAGATAAAAAAAAATCATCAGCAAAGTTAGGATCGATTAATTTGAGTCCTGGATCAATTGCTGCATTAACCGGTAATCTAAAAACAGATGGAAAATAACGTATGATATATGGTTATAAATATAATAAACGATATTACTAATAAAAACTTAAATATTATTATTAACGGCAATAATAATATTAATAATAATATCTAAACAACCTAAATATTATTTTTTAAATACATATAACTATCTTTATGTCATATTATAATTTAATATCAATCAAAAATCCTGAAATACATAATTCTATATTTTTTTCTAACGATACACAAGAGTTTTTATCTAAGTTCGCACCAGTATCGAATGTACCATCATGTTATATATCATACTCACTGTGTCACTATTTGTCAAAATTTAAAAAACAAATCGAGGTTTCATCAGATGCTTGGGATAATATTAAAAAATATACGAATCCATATGAATTTATTCATACACTAATACCTGGTAATAAATTATCAATAAGTAAATTAAAACCATTGTCGCGGTCTTTTTATAAAATGATAGAATTATGGAAGATGTTTAAAATAGGAGATATAAAAAATTTTAACCCTTCTTCTCCGCCCAAGACAACTTCATTACCATCTATCAGAACGTTTCACCTTGCTGAAGGACCTGGTGGATTTATTGAAGCAACATCATATATGCGTAAAAATCCGAATGATATTTACTATGGTATGACACTAATAAATGATGATCCTGGATGCCCTGGTTGGAAAAAGAGTAATACGTTTTTAGAAAATAATCCAAATGTTAAAATTGTAAATGGTCAGGATGGTACAGGTGATAT